TCACGCGCGCACAACCATTACCGAGCACTTTGCATGCTCTGCCAGCTTTCCACCGTTTGACGGCCAGATGTAGTCCATGACGTTTGGCACATGGCTTGCCATTACGACAAGGTCGGCGCCGGTTTCACCGATTGCGCGCATAAGCGCATCGTCGATCTCGGCGGTTGGATCGTGCGAAACAGCGGTATGCGCCAACGCCTCGATGCCATGCTTTGCCGCCTCTGACTTGGCGAAGGCGGCAAGCTTTTGGCCATACTCTTCCGGGTTATGCCCCAGTTTACTTGGGGCAGACGACGTGACCCCTACGTAAACAATCGGCGCACCATAGTGATTTGCCAGATCCGCCGCGCAGTCAAGCGCGGTGCCAAGCCGCTCGACATGCGCCAGATCGACAGGTGTCATAATTCGCTTAAACATTGTCACCTCCCTGCGAGTGCGTGGCTTGGCGGAATTTTCTCACTCCTAAGGGCCACACAAGCCCGCGTTTTTCTCAGAACCGATAATTTTTCGGCCGTAATACTGAACCTAACCTTCTGTGGGAAAGGAATGCAAACAGGCTGTGGGTGGATAATGTAAACAGGCGCGCCGATTTCTGCATCAGGGAGCCTTCGTATGATGTTTGGGCAACACAGGCAGATGAGCTACTCCTCGAAATTCGGAGACTGACATAAGCTACGACTTGCAGTCTGCTGATCTTCGACGAAAAGGAGATCAGAGATGTCGAAACGCAAGCAGCCCGCGCCTGAGTTCAAGGCGAAGGTCGCGCTGGAAGCCCTGAAAGGCGAGGAGACGGCCGCTGAGCTGGCGAGCCGGTTTGGGGTGCATCCCACGATGATCCATCAATGGAAGCGAGCCCTTCTGGAAGGCGCCTCCGGTGTGTTCGAGCGTGGTGGCCGCAAGAGAACCGAGATCGATGAGGAACAGCTGAAGGAGCTCCACACGAAGATCGGGGAGCTGGCCGTGGCGTCGCCTTTAACCTCTCAGCCGTGCCCGAAGGCGGCTTTGCTGAACCAGGGGACGATTACCCGTTTGTGGGGCGCGTCGAGCGCACCGGGGCGTGCTGCACCTATCGCTGCGCTGGAGCTATGACGCGGCTACGGACGAGCCAGTCCAGACCACCGATGCCCCGGTTCTGACTGTCACCTCGGGGCCGGTCCCAGATCCGGTCACTCGCTTGCCGCAGCCCCCCACAGTAGACGAGGACTAACCCATGAGCTTTTCCCTTGCTATCACCACCGCCGAAGAAATCGTCGTCACCGAGCGCGCCGCCTTGTTGACTGACCTGGCCAACATCCGCTGGAAACATGAGGTGGGCGGCCTCACCTTGCCAGGCGGCGTAGAGGTCCGCTCCGACCGCGAAACCCGCGCCGCTTTGACCGAGGCGGTCAACTCGCTATCAAATGGGCTGATGCAGGCTCCAATTGCCTGGAAGATGGCCGCAGGCTGGACGGATCTGTCGCAACAGGATCTCGAAGCGATCACCGCCGCCGTGTCAGCTCACGTGCAAGCCAGCTTTGCCGCTGAGCGCACCGTCCAGGCGCAGATCGAGGCGCAGGACGATTTGACCGACTTTGACCTTCAAACCGCCTTTGAAGAGGCTCTAGCTGCCGCCTACCAGTAACAGGAGGTTAAAGGGCCTTTGAAGGCTGTTGAGTACGGCTCAAACGCAATCCAATCGGCGGTGATGCAATTCGGTGCGGCCAAGGGCGCGTTTGGCACCGCTTCCAATGGGTCTTCAATCCCCTGGGGGAATATCCCGGCCCGGCCTTTCATCGGGATCTCCGAAGAAGACGAAACCAACCTAGCGCTCGAGCTGGAAGAATGGCTGGAACGCGCTGCAGATAGTCGGGGTTGACCCGCAAGCCAGACCCCGGCAACCTGCCCGAACCATAGCCCTGACACATGCCCGCAAATCGTTGCGGGCATTTTTTGTTTGCGAGCTTTGCGATGTTGCCTGTCATGGACAAGCACCTTCTCACTTCAATTAACGCCGTACATGCCGAGCTGCCCTATTCCCAGGAAGCGGTAGTCCCGGAATGGGTGCAGCTTCTTCCAACATCGAGCGGCGCGGTGCAGACCTTTGATGCGCGAGGTCCTTACCATGTAGCCGACCCAGAACTGATCATCCAAAACAGCTTTGCCGAGGCGGACAAACTGCCCATCGACCAGGACCACGCAATGGATCTGGCTGCAAAGGAAGGCCGCCCGGCCCCGGCGCGCGGTTGGATCGTTGAAATGCAAGCCCGCGAAGACGGGATTTATGGCCGCGTCGAGTGGACCCCCACCGGGCGCGCCCTTTTGGAAGACCGCGCCTATAGCGGAATTTCCCCGGTCATTGGCCACCGTTCCACTTCGGACAAGGCCATCGTCATCATTCGCCGTGCCAGCCTGGTCAACCGGCCAAACCTGCGCGGGATGACTTCCCTCAACCAGGAGACAGACCCCATGTTTCAGCAAACCATCGCCAAGCTGCTCGGCCTCGCCGCCGGGGCCAGCGAAAGCGATATCACCACTGCGTTGAACGCCCGACTTGAGACCAGCGAAGATGCGCTGCAGTCCCAGCTAGGCGAGATCGCCACGGCCCTCGGCTGCCCCAGCGACGCCGACGCGGCCACAATCGTCACGGCGGCCCAAAGCGCGGGCATGGATGAACAGGCCACGATCACGGCCCTGCAGTCCACCGTCACCGAACTCTCTGCCACGGTCACCAGCCTGCAGGCCGGGACCAAGCTGTCCGCTGCCGAAACCTTTGTCGATGCCGCCATCAAAGAAAAACGCGTCGGCGTCTCGGCAAGCCGAGACCATTTCATCACGCTGCACCAGCGGGACCCGGAGGGCACCGAGACGCTGATCAGCAAACTGCCCCAGCTCGACGCAACCCACACCGCCATTGTCCCGCCCGCCAGTGGCGACGGGGCAACCTCTCTCAATGCTGAAGAAGCCAGCGTTGCAACCCTTCTGGGCCTTACCGACGAGGAAATGGCCGGGAAATCGGAGGCAAGCAAATGACTGCTCTGACCGACAACCGTAACACCCCGCAATCCATCGGTGACAACCGGGTTGGCAAGGCAGTCGCCGGGGTTCGGATCTTTGCCGGGGCAATCGTCATGCGCAACGCAGCCGGGCTTTTGACCAAAGGCCAGACTGCTGTTGGCCTGGTGGCAGTAGGCCGCGCTGGCGACCACGTGGACAACCGCCTGGGCGTTGATGGCGACCTGGACGTGCCCTTCAACGCGGGCTTGTTCCGCTATGCCAACTCTGCAGCCGGTGACGAGATCACCGCAGCGGATATCGGCTCTCTCGCCTATGTGGTGGATGACCAGACTGTCGCCAAGACCGACGGAACCGGCACCCGCTCCCGCGCAGGCTTTATCGACAATGTTGACGCCCAGGGCGTCTGGGTCCGCTTCGACGAAGCGCTGACCAACGCGAGCTAAGGAACCCCGCCATGCTTATCACATCACCAGCGCTGAACGCTCTTCGAAAGGGGTTTAAAGCCCATTTTCAAAGCGGCATCGGCCAGGAGAAAACCCACTACGGGCGGATCGCCACTACGGTTCTGTCCTCGGCCGGTGAAGAAACCTATGGCTGGCTCGGGGAAATGCCCGAAGTTCGCGAATGGATCGGCGAACGCCATGTTCACGGCCTGAAAGAACACGACTACGCCATCAAGAACAAAGACTATGAGCTGACCATCGGTGTCGAACGCAACAAAATCAAAGACGACAATATCGGCGTCTATAAGCCCGTCTTTGAAGGTTTTGGGCGCAAGGTTGCCGCTCATCCCGACAAGCTGGTCTTTGGCCTCCTGAAGGACGGCGCAAACCAGAAGTGCTATGACGGCCAGAACTTCTTCGATACTGACCACCCGGTTCTGGACGCCGATGGCGAAGTTTACACCGTGTCAAACGACGGTGGCGGCGCTGGCACACCCTGGTATCTGCTGTGCACCAACGAAGTGATCAAGCCGATCATCTACCAGGAACGCGAAGCTTTTGACTTCGTGGCCCTGGACAACCCGAATGACCCGAACGTCTTCAACAACAAGAAGTTCCTCTATGGGACAGACGGTCGTTGCAACGTCGGCTTTGGCTTCTGGCAAACCGCCTTCGTGTCTCGCCAGCCCCTGACCGCCGCCAATTATGAAGCTGCCCGCGTCGCTGTGCAGTCCATGAAGGGCGACTATGGCGAGCCGCTGAACCTCTCCCCCGACGTGCTGATGGTGCCCCCCGCTCTGGAAGGTGCCGCCAACCGTCTGATGAAAAACGACCAGATCGACGGCTCGGACAACGAGTGGAAAGGCACTGCCGAAGTGCTGATGGTCTCGCGTCTGGCCTAAGGAGCAGATCCCATGAACGAACGTGAAACCCTCCTGGCCCGCGCCAAGGAACTCAACATCGCCCACCCGGCCAATATTGGCGACGACAAGCTGAAGGCAAAGATTGCTGAAACGGAAGCCGAAGTGAAGGCAAAAGCCGACGCGGATGCCAAAGCAAAAGCCGACGCGGACGCCAAAGCAAAAGCCGACGCGGACGCCAAAGCAAAAGCCGACGCGGACGCCAAAGCAAAAGCCGACGCGGACGCCAAAGCAAAAGCCGACGCGGACGCCAAAGCAAAAGCCGACGCGGCTGAAAATAGCGAAGCAGATCGGGTTGACCTGGTTGTCGTCAAAGGCCCGGAACGGGGGCGCTGGCGGATTGGTCGGCACTTCACCCGCGAAGCGGTTGAAATCCCCCGCGACGAGCTGGGCGACGGCGAGCTGAAGGCCCTGGAAGACGACCCCGAGCTTATCGTCTCCATCGGCTAAGCCAAGCGGCCGCGCCCTCCGGCGCGGCCCAAACCTCCACCGTCTGACTAGGGGGCACGATGCCTTACACTTCTCAAGATCAGCTTGTGACCCGGTTCGGCAAACGTCTTTTGGTGGACCTCACTGACCGCGCCGACGCCCCGACTGGGGAGATCGATACGCAGATCGTGGACAGCGCCATCGCCTCGGCCCAGGCTCTGATCGACGGCTTCCTGGTCAATCACTACGCCCTGCCCCTCGACGAAGTGCCGGAGCTGATCTCGAGCCTGTCCGAGGCCTTGGTCATCTATGACCTGCACGTCTACGAGGCCCCCGAGAAAATCGAAAGTGCCGAAAAATCTGCCCGTAAGACCCTCGCCCAGATCGGCGAAGGGAAGATCGGCCTGCCTATTTCCGGAAACGAACCGGCCACCAAATCGGCCAATGACGTCCGCTTCACTAAGCGGGAGCGCCCCATCACAGCCAAAAGCACCACCGGGTTTATCTGATGCTGGACGCTATCATTCAAAAGCTGAAGGACGACGTTCCCGACCTGAATAGACGGGTCGAGCCAGTCATTGAGATGGCCAAACTGATGCGGGACGGGCGCTTGCCGCAAAACGCCACTGCTTTGGTCGTTCCCCTGGATGCCAAAGGGGGCAAGGCAGACACCGGCACCGGGGCTTACCGCCAGGCGATCACCGAGCGCATCGGCGTTTATCTGGTTCTCGATGCCAATGACCCCACGGGGCGCAAAGCCCTGGGGAGACTGCATCCTTTGTTGACCGAAGTGACGCTCGCTTTGGTGGGCTGGTCGCCGGAACCCGGCCCAGGCGTCCTGATCTTTGAGCGCCGCAAGCTCCTGTCCATCCATAACGGCCGCGCCTTTTACGAGCTGGCCTTCTCAATTGAAGCAAGTCTGAGGACCGCATCATGACCAAACTTTCCCCACCCACCGGCGGCGGCAGCTTTGAGCGCCAGAAGAACGGCGGCCTGAAGCAGGTTGAAAAGCCTACCCAGGAAGACCGCAAACCCGCTGCAGCCGCACCGCAACCCGCCAAAGAACAGGAGGCATAAATGTCCGCTCCCCTCTACTGGAAAGACAAGCGCCTGCTGTTTGGCATTGAGGCCACATATGGCGTTGACCCCGGCCCCACCGGCGCCGCCAATGCGATCCTGGCTCAGGAAGTCACCTTGAAGCCGATGGAAGGCCAGGACCAGGAGCGCGACCTGGAGCAACCCGGCATGGGAGCCAACGGTTCCATTCCGACAGAAGTTCACTCCACGCTGTCCTTCACCACCGACTTAAGCGCCTCTGGCGCGGCAGGGACCGCCCCCGCTTGGGGGCCGCTGCTGCGCGCCTGCGGAGTTGCGGAGACCATCACTCCGGCCACCTCGGTTGCTTATACGCCGGTCGGCAAAGACCACGAAGCCGGAACCTTCCACCTCAACATTTCCGGCACCCGTTATGTGATCCGGGGCGCGCGGGGCAAGGCCGAGCTGATGCTCGATGCCCAGGCGACGCCCAAGATCAAGTTTGATTTCACCGGGCTGTTCACTCTACCGACCGACGTGGCCGCGCCAGCCGTCGATCTGGTGAGCTGGGTCGAGCCGCTGGTTGTCTCCCATCAGAACACGCCGACCTTCACCATCGATGGCGTGGGTTTTGTGATGAAGACCGCCAAGCTGAACCTCGGGAACAAGGTGGAAACCCGGTTCCTGGTCGGGGCTGAACGCGTGTTGATCGTGGATAAATCGGAACTGTTTGAAACCACCGTCGAGGCCAAGCCCTTGGCTGATTACAACCCGTTTCAAAAGGCCCTGTCCATGACCCAGGTGCCGGTCGAATTGGTTCATGGCACCCAAGCCGGAAAGATCGTCACGCTTAACCTGCCAACAGCGCAGATGCAGCGGCCCAGTCTCTCGCAAAGCCAGGACATCAAGGAATGGCCGTTGAGCCTGGTGCCCCGCCCCGCCACTGAAAACGCCCAGTGGTCCCTCATCCTGACCTAGCCCCAAAGGAGCGCTCCCAGTGTTTAACGTCGTAACCAAACCCACCTTTACCCGCGATGTGCCCGTCTCTGTCCCTTCCGGGGACAGCTTCAAAGAAGAGAGCCTGAAGGCGACCTATAGCGTGCTCTCCGACACGGACCGCGATGCGTTTGACCTGGCCACCACCGAAGATGTGAAAGCCTTCCTGCGCGAGATCATCGTCTCCCTTGACGACCTGGCGGACGAAAACGGTCAGCCGGTGACCTACAGCCCGGCCATTCTCGAAGACTTGCTTGGCCTTGGCTACGTGCGCCTGGCGCTCCTGACCACCTACACCCGTGCCCAGGTAAAGGCCGTCACGGGAAACTAACCTGGGCCGGGCGGGCCTTTGCCAATGGGACCCTGTTCACCGGGAACCAAGAGGACCGTCAGGCCGAGGCCCTTCAAGACTGCGCGGTCCTCGGCATCCCTGCTGACAGCCTCGCGCCGCCAGAAGACAGCGAAGGCGTCTGGGAATGTAACCTGCCCGCTGTTGAGGCCTTCTTCGATGCGGCCACACAGTTCAAGCGGATCGGCCTGGCAGACGGCAGCACCAGATCGCTTGGGCTTGATTATGGCGGTGCCCGCGCCGCTTGGGACTTGGCCGGAGTAGCAATGAACCCGGAACTATTCGGTCAAGTCCAGATCATCGAACACGGCGCTTTGGCCGAATGGAACGGAAACTGAAATGACCTTTGTTGTCCCTGGAAAGCTGACGATTGATGCCTCCCAGGGCAAATCTGAGCTATCGCAGCTCAAAGCCTCAAAAGATGCCGTCGCCACGTCCACCAAGACCATGACGGCAGAAGAAGCAAAGGCTGCGGTTGGGGTTCGGAAACTGGCAGCGCAGGCCGAAATGGCCGCTGCCAAGAACCGCCTCCTCTCCGCAACCGAGGCCAGGGTGGCCAATGAGGCCGTCACCGTGGGCCGGTCCCACCAACTGGCGGCCGGTCAGGTTGGCAACCTCACAGCCCAGTTCAACGATATCGGCGTGATGATGGCAGCGGGCCAAAACCCGTTTCAGCTCGCCATCCAACAGGGCACCCAAATTACCCAGGTCATCGGCAACATGGGCGCGGCCGGTGCCGCCAAAGCCCTCAAAGCCGCGCTTGTTTCCATGGTCAGCCCCCTGACCCTGATCACCATCGGCTCCATCGCAGCCGGTGCCGCCCTGGTGAACTGGTTGACCGGCGCAGACGAAGACATTGCCACGTTTGAAGACCAGCTCGAGGCGCTTGGTGACGCCATCGATGCCTATGCGGAAAAAGCTTCTAAGACCCGGTTTAGCACAGCCGAGATGATCGAAGAGTTTGGCAAGGCCTCGCCAGAACTCCGCCTGGTGCTGGCGGATATGGCCGCCCTGGCCAAGATGGATGCTCAGAAAGCGATTGACGGCACAGCAAAGAGCGTGCGCGATCTGGTGCTGGATCTGGCGATCTGGGACGACCGTTCCTCAATGTCGGCGTCTCAGGACTTCCTCGGTCTGGGTTCGGTCGGCAAGTTCAACCGCGAGGCTGGACATGCCTTTGCCCAGAACCTTGAGCTGCTGAACAGCAACGTAGACGCCGCAACCCGCCTTAAAGCGGCTCTTGATGTCCGCGAACAGCTCCTGGGCGCGGCTGGCGGGCTGGAAAACCTAAACGGCACTCAGCGAGAATTCTATGAAGGCCTGAGTGCCATCATCCGAGATCTGGAGCTGTTCGCCGGTGCCCTGCAAGCGCCCTGGAATGAGCTGAAGGCGACCGGCGCGGATCTGTGGTCCAGCCTCACGGCCAACGTGGAAACCTATCTGGACAAGCGCCTGCAGGTCGAAACCCAAGCCCGCAACCAGATTGAACTGCTCCGCCTCGAGGCCGAAACCCAGCAGGCGATCACCGCATTTGGTGAAGGCAGCGTGGAAGTCGCAGAACTGCGCCTGCAGGCCGAGCGCCTGGCCTATGAACAGCAGCTTGAGAACCGCGGTCTTTCCGAACAGTTGAAGGACGAATTGCTGGAAGCCTGGGACGCGGCCAATGGCGTCGCTTCGGCGGATATGGCGGGCAACATTTCGCTGGCGGCTGATGAGGCACACCGCCTCATGGTCAATATGATGAAGGCCAACGGCCAGGAGATCATGGGGCGCATCCGGGAGAACCCCGACTTTGCAGACCCTCGCGGCGAAAGCCGGGGCGCAGGCAACTCCGACTATGTCTACCAAGACCACGGTTTGCCCGACGTCGATATGCCGTCGAACCCCAAATCGCGACGGTCTCGCAAGGGCGGCGGCGCGGCCAGCTACGACAAAGAACGCAAGGCCATCGAACGGCTGATGGAACGGGAACGCCAGCGCATTGCAGTGCTGCGCGAGACGGACCCGGTTCTGAAAGAAATGCTTCGCATCCGCGACCAACTCAAAGGCGCGACAGATGCAGAACGCGAAGCGGTAGAGGCCCTGATCCGCGAGCGCCTAAAAGAAGAAAAGGCTATTGCTCAGACAGAGGCCGCAACTGACTATCTGCGCGACAATGTAACCTCTTTGACCGAAGGCTTGGTAAGAGGCGGCGAAGAAGCCGCCGACGCCTGGGACAAAGTTAAGGCATCCATCGCGGCTGCGGCCCTAGAAGCGCTCCTTCTGGGTGGCGGCCCCTTGGGCAATCTCTTCGGCCTGGGTGGTAAGGATGGCGAACTCGGCGGCCTTGTGGGCATTTTTCTCGGCGGCTTGGGCCTGGCTGAGGGTCACGTCGGAATCGGGACGGTCCACGGCGACGGCGGCAACCGCGACGACAAGGTTCCGGCCTGGCTGTCCCCAGGCGAAACCGTGGTCCACGCAAAGGCCACTCGCAAGTACCGCCCTGTCCTGCAGGCTATGAATGACGGCGCCGAAATCCCCGGCTTTGCGAGCGGTGGCGAAATCCCCGGAGGCAAGGCGACTGGGGCGAACAGCTCGGCCACGGGCAGCGCGGGAGAAATCCCCTACGCCCGCGTCGTGATCCAGCCAAGCCCTCTGTTTCATAGCTACGTCGAAGAGGTCTCGGGCAGGATCACCGTCGAGGGTCTTCAAGACTACGACCGCAACACCGCCCCCGAGACCGCCCGACGCGCCCTGAACGACCCACATGGAATAGGCTAATGCCCGCAACCTGGCCCCTCCCCACCTCTGAATTTATGGACTTTTTACCCATTGCAAAGGTCACGTCCTTTCCCGGCCGCGCGGTCACGACCACCGAAGGCGCGGACGGATCGATCATTCCCCATAAACGCGGTGCCCGGCTCTGGCAGGGCAGCATCACCCTGGACATTGAAGCCCACGGTTTCTGGACTGCTATTGAAGCGGGTCTTTCCGTTCTCGAAGACCCCGGCGCGTCTTTTTTGTTCCGCGACCCCCGAATGACCGGCCCGATTGCTGACCCTGGCAAGGTCATTCTGGGCGCGGCCTCCCCCTATATCTCGGCCCTTTCCGTCAACAATCGGGAACTGACTCTCGCTGGCCTGCCACAAGGGTATGTTTTGCAACGGGGCGATTTGCTGGGCTTTAGCTACGGGGCAAACCCAACCCGCTATGCCTATCACCGGATTTTCACGGGCGGCACCGCCAGCCTGGGCGGCGAGATCACCGACATCGAGGTCACGCCAAAGATCCGCCCCGGAGCCGCGATTGGCGCTTCTGTGACGCTCGGAACCCCGGTCCTGAAGGCCGTTTTGAAATCAGCAAACTACGGCGCGAGCCGCTCAAATATCAGCGAAGGCGGGTCGTTTGAGTGGGTCCAGACCTTGAGGTAGAAATGTCAAATCTCAGTCCAGAAGCACAGGCACAGTTAGAAGAGCGCCGGGGCACTGAGGGCCACGCCCTTTTGTGGATCCAGGCGAAGAACCGCGAGACCGGCGCGCCAGAAACCCTCGGACTTTGGAGCGGAGACGACCACCAGGAGTTCTTGATCGGGGGCGAAATCCGCACCTACTACGGCGCGGGCAATGTGATCGACGTGCCCCCAATCATCGCCAAACCCGGCTTTGTTGTGCGCAATTTGAGGATCAAATTACCGCCTTTAACGGACGAGGTTAAAACCCTTCTGCACGCCTATGAGCCACGCCTTGCCGCCGTCCAGATCCATTCCTGCCCGATGGATATCGACACCGGCGCCCCCCTCGGCGAGCCCGTGCGCATGTTCAAAGGTTTCCTGAACCAGGCCCCGCAGGAAATTGCCGCAAAAGGCGGCACGGGCTTTACCGAATTGGTGCTGGTCTCCGCTGGCCGCCGCCTGACCTTTGGCCTGCCCTTGAAGCGTTCAAGCGCTGAATTGCAACGCCGCAATCCCTTGGATCGGGGCCGCGAATACAGCGACGTGGCGGGCGAATGGTCGATCCGATGGGGCTGACAATGAACAACCGAGCGCCCCTTCTGTTTTGCTACCTGCGCGAAATCCGCGCCACGGGACGCCGCTTTCGGGCCGGGCGTTTTGACTGCGCGCTCTTCGCGGCCGAGTGGGTCAAGCGGTGCTCGGGCAAGGACCTGGCAGCGCAGTGGCGCGGAACGTACCGTCGCCTGGATCAGGGGCGCGACCAGCTCGCCATGGCAGGCTTTTGCAGCCTGGACGATCTGGCGGCGCACCACCTGGTCGAAATCGACGGCTGGTCCCAGGCGCAGGTCGGTGACATTGCCGCAATTCAGGAAGCTGGTGAAATCGCACTTGGCATCTTTGGCGGCCCGCAAATCCACGTCTTGAGCCTGGACGGCCTGGACTACGTCAACCCCGCCAACGCCTACCGGGTGTTTCGCCCATGACCCGCCTGCTGTCCTACGCTCTGATTTGCCTCTTTCTGTTCAGCCAACCCGCCCACGCGGCGCCCATTATTGGTGTTCTGGTGGCCCTCGGGAAGGCCTTCGCCGCCTCTATCACAGTAAAAGCCCTGGTCGCCGCCGCGCTCAAAACACTGATCACCACCGCCATTTCGGTGCTGATGGAGAAATACCAAAAGAGCAAGCGGCGTGACCCCGGCCTAGTCACCACTCACACGACCAAAGGCGGCATTGACCCGCAGGCCACTATCATCGGCCGCTACGCCACAGGCGGCCACGCCGTCTATCAAAACGGCTTCGGTGCGAACAATATCTACAACGTCCACGTTGTTGAAGTCGGAGACCTCCCCGGTGCCCGTTTGCGCCGCCTGGTGATTGACGGCGAGATCTCAGAAATCGGCACCGACTGGCAAGAGCCCTATGGCTACCCCATTGAAACCAAACGCCACACATCGACATCTTTTACAGGTTTCATTCGCTTTCTGGACGGTTCGCAAATCGCCGCTGACCCAGAATTGGTCGCGCGCTTCAAAGACGACCCGGAACGCCCTTGGACAGACGACCACATCCTGACCGGCGTCTGCTATGCGGTTCTGACTTTCTACCACATGGCCTATCTTTACCCCAATGGCCGTCCAGAATACCTCTTTGAATTGGACGGCCCCGGTTTCTATGACCCACGCCAGGACAGCACCGTCGGTGGCAATGGGCTGCAGCGCTGGGACGCGCCGGAGACATGGGAATTCACCGACAATGCGATGGTGATTGCCTATCATATCCTGCGCGGGATCACTTTGCCTTGCGGGCGTATCTATGGCGGGGATTTCGACGCCGAAGACCTTCCCCTACCCGACTGGTTCGCAGCGATGAATTCGCGGGATTTCATTGACGAAAACGGCGATCCACAGCCCCCGCGTTGCGGCTATGAGATCAAGTTTGAAGAGCCGCCGGCCGACATTCTCAAAGAACTGTTCGCGGCGGCCAACGCGCAGATCGTGGAAATCGGCGGCTATTGGTATCCCATTGTTGGCGACAGCGGCGACGCGGTGGCGGAGATCGTTCTGGACACGGATCTGTCTGTCTCTGACGCCTGGACGCATGATCCCTTCCCCGATCTCAACAGCACCTTCAATGGCGTCATCGTCTCGCACCCCTCTCCTGAGGCGCTTTGGAACCCGTCGACATTGGAGACGATCTCCAAGGCCAACTGGATCGCTGAGGACGGCCGAGAAAAACTCTATGACCTATCTCTGCCCATGGTCTTTGACGCCAACCAAGGCCGCCAGATTGGTGACGCCCTGCTGAAGGAAAACCGGCGCTTCAGAGCCCACAAATGGCCTATGCTGCCAGAGTTCTTCCGCCTGCGTCCGCTTCAGACAATCAACGCCACCTCCGAAGACTACGAATACACCTCAAAGAGCTTTCGCATTACTGAGGTTGCCTATGATCTGCTGACCCTGAATGTCTCGATCAGCGTGCGCGAATGCGACCCCGAGGACTATAACCCGGACCCCGCCCTTGCCCTGCCAACCGTCCCTCAGGTGACCAGCACGCCATCCCCGACCCACAGCGGCGTCACCGGGTTTGCGGTCTATGGGGCAGCGATCAAGGACGGCGCAGGCAACAACCGCGCGCCCGCTATTCGGATCGTCTGGGATGGCGACATTGCGGACGCAACCGACGGGCTGGCATTCCGGGTCAAAGTAGTCGGCGCCTCTGAAATCATCACGGCCAGCACTCAGGACGTCAGCGCCGGTGAGTTCGTCTTTGCGCCGACCATCCGCGCGACAGACTATGTGGTCCAGGCCAAACCAGTCGCGAGAAACCGCGCCACGAGCTGGTCTGCCTGGTTACCGGTCACGACCCCGGACGTCGGGATCGCCCCCGCCGACTTCTCCAACGCCGTCTTTGAGGTTATCCGCGCAGAGGCCGGGACAGTGGCTACCCAACTGGATCAAGCGCTTGAAGAAAACCGCATTGCGCCCATTGAAGCTGAAGTCGTCCGCGTGGACAGACGCCTGGAACTCCAGGAGATACAGCAGCGCAGCTCTGCCGAGGCGCTTGGCATTATGGGCGACCAGATCCTCTGGGCCTTCACCCGTCTTTCTGATGTAGACAGCCGCTTGGCCGATGCAGGCGTGATCGTTGATGCCGAGACCGGAAATGTGCGAATTTACGGCATCGAGCAGGCGGCCCAACGGGTCAGCGAGGTTGAGCTGCGCGTCTCGGCTGCAGAGGCCTCTTTGACCCTTTCTGCTACCCAGGCCTGGGTCAATCAGCAGATCAGCTATGCCCTGACCGACCCA